TCCCACGGGCTTCGCTGGGCAACAGCCTCAACAATCTGGCCCTGCAACGAATTCCGCTGTTTGTCGCTCATCATAAATGTATACCCCTCTTCCTACCCGCCAACCTCGCATCCAGCAAGCGGAGACCCAGTTTCCTCCACCGGACCTATCTCATCCTCCATCCTTTCAAGCAAGCTCCTTCCATCCTCACCCAATGCTTTCAGGTACTCATCCATCCGCTTCCCGCCACCACCGCAAAACGCCAGCACCATAGCATCCGCCCGATCCGGACTATTCACCCCGCGGGATCGCAACTCGTCCTTACCCTCCAGAGTCAGCTTCCCCTTACCATTAGTCCGCACCTTCCTACTCACGAACTGCTGCAATAGAATCTCGTCCGTTCCCACCGGCCCCAGATTCACCTTCGCTTCCTCCACCATCCGCCCAAACTCAATCCACATCTCCGCCGCCCTATTCACGAACTGATCATCACGAATGGCCCGCTCCCCAAAGTTCACTCGCCGCACATCCCAACCCTCGGAGCGGAGCGCGTCACACATCACAACACCCATGCCGCCCACATCCGCATAGATATCCGCCGCCTTCAGATTCCACTTCCTGAACTCCGCTATGAACCTACCCACACTGGCCATCGTGTCCTTATCCCGCCACCGGACCAGCCCCTTAACCGTATTGCCCTGGCGAATGACGAGGACGCTTTCATCGCCGCCCGCCGAGAAATCACAACCCGCGGTCAATGGCTGACCCTCCGTATCCTCCTTAGGTGGGCCACTAACCACCCTCTGCCAATCGATCGTCTTCACCGCCGTCAAACTCCCATCGTCCTCCATGAACTCCGCATAGATCATCGACCGCACCAGCGGATGACCCTCGCCCCATCGCGCGAACTGATCATCAATCCACTCCTTCCGGATATGCGGACAATCGAAAGCCGTTACCGTAAAGGTATTCCACTTCCCATCGTTCCGCCGGAATACATCGTAGAAATATCCGGAGGAGCCGCCGGGGCTACTCATCAGCAGAGTCCTCGTTGGCTGGCACCGTTCCATCGACTGGAATATCCCGTCCGGTACCGCCTTCGCCTCATCCACAATATACAGCAAATCATTGCTCGGACCCTGCACATGCCAGCCCTCAGCCTTCTCAGGGTTGCTCGCCGAGAACCCAATACACCTACTCACCAACTCCTGACCATCCACCTTCTTCGGGTACACATACCGGATCTCTCCATCCTTGATCGAGAATCCGTTCTCCTCGCCACCCAATCCATTGATCATCTTCCGCAGGTGCGGCCACAGAGCATCGGCCACCTGTCGGTACACACCAGCCGTACATACCACCAAGCTACCCGGCCAGCGAATCATGTGCCAGACAACCGCGCTCGCGGCTACCATGCTCGTCTTTCCAGATCCATTCGCGGCCTTGAGAGCTACCTTGGAATGCTTCTCGTTCAACGCTCCCAGCACCTTCTCCTGCCACGGGTAGGTGTCGCGAAGCCCCAACATCATCTTAGGGAAGTTGGCCAAATGTTGTGCCTCCTCCAGGAGCTTACGCTGCTTCCATGCAGGGATATGCGAACCCATTCCTAGTGAAGGGGATTTCTTCCGTTTAATTTGCTTGACACTCATAAAATTGGGTTGGGTACGGATGGGGGGTATAGGTATCACCCACCCCCCTCCTGGGTGGTCCCCCACCCCCGTTGTCCTATTACCATAGTCCCTATTGTAGTACCGCTATTGCTATTGCCTATCCTATTTAGATTGACCACCGAATGCGCCAAGTAGATTGCCGCTTACTGACAATTCTTTGCCGCCTTTGCCAGTATGTTCTAGTGATGCCCTAGCAACATATCCACGGGTACGCTCTAACAACCAAGCAGAGCCTTGCCAGCCGTTGCCGCATTGCCTTACTACGCTAGTGAGTTCTAGTTCTCCTTCTAGCCTTGCCAGTTCTAATTGGTTTGCAAAGTCAGTGTTTCGTTTTAAATATTCGTTCCAACCACCAGCGTTGCCAGAAGGGAAGCCACATAGAATAGCTACACGTTCGAGCGGTATACCAAGGCGACAAGCTTCAATGCCTTTTTTTAGCTGCTCTACGGGAACCACTTTACATGGCCTTCCTCCTCTCGACTTGGGCTTGTTTTCCCCTTGGACATTGACTGTCTTACCCCCTTGGACTTGCTTTGTCTTACCCGTTGCCATGGCAGCCACTTGGCCACTGAAAAAGGCCACTTGACCACATAAATCAAAAAAGTGTCGACAACAGTAAACAACCATGGTAAACCGTCGAAACCCTGCGATAACCGCAGGAAAACAACGAACAACATGCAAAGAAAACTCAGCAGACTTTGTCAGGCCATGGCCTTGGCAGTCGCAATCGCAACTTTAACCGGGGCCTGGATCTGGCTTATGGTTGACGCAATCTTGGGGGGTGTAATGTGAAAATGGTTCTACTCAGCATTTTTGGCTCTGCTGGATACACTAAGAAAACAGGCCGGTATATGTATACTCAACGCTGTACATTTAAGAGCTACAAACAGGGGCTTACCAATCCACTGGCAATAGATGAAATGTCTGTTGGTCCAGTCAATGGTTTTCCAATACCCGCCAAGCATACGCTATTGGCTCAATTATTAAAGTGTGGTTTACCAATACCTCAAATTGGAACAAACATTATTCAACATGTACGACACTTGCGCGAAGTAAAGAACCGTAAAATACTGAAGGCTAGTGTAATTCAAAAGGCCAAAAAAGTTCTACCTCTTGGCAGTTTGCTAGGTATTGAGATTGAGCATTATCCCATACATACATCAACACTGACTTTGCCTTCCAACAGTTTAGGAAACTACACTCATGATGGTAGTTTAGGAACAGGTGGTATTGAACTTAGGCGTTTAACTTGGGTAGGTCTTAATGGACGCATTAACGGCATCCTTGGTTTGAAGCCACTATTGGAAGGTGCAACAGTGAACCACCGTTGTGGTTTACATATACATGTTGACGTTAGAAACCTACCGTCTGTTGATAACGGAACAACAGTCCAATGTGATGTTGGTGAAACATATGACAGGCTCTGCCATTTGTATCCCGTATTGAAAAAGCTAGTGCCCAAGTCTAGGCTACGTTCCACATATTGCAGGTGGTCTAACAACAGACGGGACTCTGACAGTTTCCGTTCCAATAGTGCTGGCAATAGATATTCGGCACTAAACTATGATAGTGTATCGGAACACGGGACCATTGAGTGGCGCATGCAAAGTGGCTCAACCAATGTTGTTAAAATCGAATCTTGGGCCTTACTCTGCCAATACCTCACTAGATGGGCCTCAGTAAGGCAAAACAGCATGCCACATAATTGGGATCAGTTTCTAGCCATCCTGCCTCAATGGCTGGCCTCTTGGTGCGTGTTGCGTCGTGAACGTTTACATGGTGATTTAGGACCTGTCGATGAGCGTGTATCGTCTGCCATATCCCAAACAGAATAACAACAACAACCAACAACAACGAAAAACTATGTGCAAACTATTTATAGCAACTGGCAGTTTCACTAAACTACAGACAACCAAGTTAATAGATAAGGCGGCATCACTATTCAGCAAAACACAAAAAGACGGTTTCGGTTTAACTGTCTATGGCAGCAACGGTACTATTGCAACGGGCCATTATTTAGAACCGTCTAACTTCCCTGGTTTTAATGTTACGCTACCGGAGTGGATTGACTGCAATAGAATTGAAACCGGTTCAATAACAACCAACAGCACTGCAATAGTATGTCACGGCAGAACCGCAACCAGTCGAGTAATGCTTGCCAATGTCCATCCGTTTGTTAGCAAAGGTATTTCACTGTCACATAATGGCGTGTTATCTTGGATTGGCAAAGGGCCAGCCCCCAAGGCAACCAACTACTGCGATAGTGAACAGTTTCTAAATTGGTTTACTAAATTAAAGGCCCCATTTGCCAACACCAAAGAGAATTGGAGCGGCTATGGCGTGTTTGGTATTATTGACGCAAACAAGAAAACTCTGACAGTTGCTAAATGCGGTTCTGGCAAACTGTATTACTGTTCGAACAACAGTGGCGCGCATTTGTGGTCAACAGAACAGCACGACTTAGAAACTATTGCCAAGGTGTTGTCAGATAGTGCAACCAAGCCGCTTGCTATGCGGCCCAATACTGTTTGTCGTTTTGCAATCAAAGCAAAAAAGCCCCGTCTATTGTCTGTAGATAACTGGCAGGGATTTGGTTCTGCAGTTAAGTCTGCTGACTGGTTCAAGTCAATGGGAACTTTGGCAGAACCGAAACACAAGCCCCTGACTTACAAACGGGACTCTTGGCCCATGTCTGAAACAGATTCTTTCCCTGACTACCAACCAACAGACAAACAAACAACCAACCAATTACCGTTGCCTTGAAACCTCTGTTGCGTGTTCTTGGATACTTAGCGTTATGTTTGCTGTTCACGATTCTGTTGGTTCTGTCAGCATTGGCAGGTAACGGCAGACGCTAGCAAGCCCCCGCCAAGCCCCGATAGTTGCAAGCCCCTAGGAAGCCCCTAGGGGCCTTTTCTTTGCCCTGTCCGCGGTCAACACCCTGCCGCCAATTAAAAACCCCTTGACGGGGCCTTTGCGCTCGTTTGCGGGGCCATGCCCCAAGCCCCTGCCGTTGCCAGTCTGCCAGTCTGCCAATCAGATCCGCCTGCTGCTGCCAGTGAACCGCAACTGCAACCAATTTAGAGTAGGCCACTTCCTATGTAAATGAGGTTCCCCTGGTCTCAATTCAACCCCCCCCCGACATCGGATGTCCTACCCCCCGCTATTGGTATTGGACATCCCGTGTCCGACCCCCCCCCGTCGCCCGCCCGCGGACCTCATGTGCCGCTCATGTGCGCCCCCCAGCCCCGCGATCTCATGGTGCGGTATTCCAGATTCTCCATACGCCATACGGAATTCGGAATTCGGAAATCCAGAATCGGAAATCGGGAAATCCGGAATCATGGTGCGGTCGAGTAGGCCAATCCAAGCGATCCTCTTCTAAGCGGTGATACCCCCTCTCCGCTGTCTTCACTCCATCCAGCAATCAAACGCGCTCCTAGACCCCTCCAAGCTCCAGCAATCGACATCCATATCCATCCATCACAACCACATACCACCCACCTACCCGATACTTCGTAATCAGTTGGGGTTCGCAATAAATGCCGCCGCCGCGGGGGGCGCAAGTCCCCCAAAAGCGTAGCGGCGCAGCATTTATTGACTCCCTTTTAAGGGAGTATGGAACTCCCTTTTAGGGGAGATAGCGGGTGGGGCTGGGAAGAATCTGGGAGCTGAATCTGAAGTTAGATCTTGGTACTTGACGGGTGTATTGGTACGGTGTAAGTTGTTCTTCCTATGAGTTACTTAGACAACGGTTCCACCCTCCGCGCCATGTTCCGCCTGATGCCGCCCATGCGGCATGACATCGACCCGTCCAGATCGGAGGTTGTGGCCTACATAAAGGACAACATGAATTGCGATCTCGGTCGCGCCATTAGGTCTTTCAATTCTATGCGCCATATCAAGAGCGCGGTGTTGATATACGATCGTATCCATCGTCAGTGGCGTGGATGTGATTGGGTGCCTGCCGAGGAGGTGGACAAGATATCACTATTGATGAGTGTTGTTACGGAGTTGAAGCGTGATATATCGTCATTGAGATCGGAGCTTCGGAAGGTGAAGAACGAGATGGTCTTGTTGCGCCGGCGCAAGGGTGGCAAGAAGGATGAGGAGGTGGCCGACTCGAAGGATGATCCGGAACCCGAACATCAACAAGCCGCTCCCTCCGAAGAGAAAGCGGCTGGTGGAGAAGACTGGTGGAAAGCTATGCGCGCCGCCCTCGCTGAGGGCGATAAGGCTTCTCTTTCTTCAGTTCCGCTCCCGTGAACGCGAGGGGGTTGGACTCTTCCCACTGGATGCCGGTGGCTGAGTGTTGAAGATTGAGAATGGGGGACGGGAGTCCAATCCTCCCTCCCCGCTTACAGAAGGCTAGCTGGAAGCGTCGAGGCTTTGATTGGCCTACCTCATGGAGAACGGCTATCTCACGCGCCCAGTTGGCAAGTTCGGAGGAGCCGAAACCTGAGTGGGCCAGTTCCATTGTGGTGAGTGGTTCGCCGCCATCCTTGCGTTGGGGCTTTGCTACATGGTGCATCCAGACCCAAGCGACCTTGGTCTCGTGGAGGATGGGTTGGAGTTTGTTACGCAAGAACACGCTGACCTCGGACTGATCGCTGAGGTCGCCGCCGAAGTAACTGAACAAAGGATCGGCCACGATGAGATCGAGCTTGGAGCGGTGGATGAAGCGGCGGGCGTAGGCGAGGAACTGGTCACCGGTACGAACGGTCTCGGTCCTGAACTCCAGGTTTTTCTGAAGCTGGTTCATCTGATCGAGACTGAATCTCTTATACACCACCCCGCGGAACGCTTCGGCGAGATCGCCCTTGTCGTTCTCGGCCTGGATGACCCCGATCTTCAATGGCTTCACCGGCTTGATCCCGAAGAAGTCGAGGCCGAGGCACCAGCGGATAATGACCTGCATCATGAGACTGGACTTACCGATCCCGGTACCACCGCTGATGATCATGGAGGAGCCGCGGGTGATCCATCGATTGCCGATCAGATTATCCGGATCGTTGTCCGGATCGAAGTCCATGAGGTCTTTGATGGTGACCACCGTGGACTTGTCATCATCGGTCTCGCGGGAGGTGAGGTAATCCTCCCATGAAGCGGAGCCGAGGTTAGTGGCCAGCAGCTTTTGTTGGGAGGTAGGACTCCGCCATGCGCCGGGGAGCCGGGAGTAGCGCGATGGGTTCTTGTTCTTGGCATCGATGCCCGGGATCGACGAGTAGATGATATCCCGGCGGATGTCCCACTCCTTGCGATTGGGCGCATCTACGCGGACCCAGGCATGGATACTCTTACCACCGGAGTCGATGAGGACGGTGATGGGCAGGCCAGAATCGCGGAAGAGCTTCTCCTGTTCGGCCTTGGGCTTGTCGTCGAACTCCACCAAGACATGTCGGTACGCGCTGACATCGTTGTCGCTGCCGCTGTAAAGGTTGGGCTTGAAGGGATTGATGCGAACAAAGATCCCCTCGCGTTCCGGTGATAGGATGCGGGATGCCGGATCATCGAAGCGAGCGATCCATTCCTCGATGGGAATGAATGATCCAGCAGTGACTGGCCTACCCTCTTCGACGGCATCACAGATGCAGACCACCTCGGTGGGAGCGAAGGCGGCTTGAAGGAACCGCTTGAACTCGCTGGATTGAGGATCGGGCGCAACCGCTGGTGACGGCCTCTTGAAGGATACCTTGGTGATATCGAAGGGGGCGGTTGAGGGGGCCGATCCTGATTGAAGGAGATGGCCGGCTGGTTTGGAGTGAGACTTGGAAGCGGCCTCGCGGAGCTTGTGGATGAGTTCGCGATCGGACCAAGGTGGTTGGCAGGATTGATTCCAAGCAGAGAGCAGGGCTAGAGAGTCCGCCTCCGATAACTGGAAGCCGTGTACGAGGCCGACGGCAGCGGTGTAGGTAGTTGAGTGTCCGGACTGGCCAGAGACGGCTGGCGGCACCTTGGAAAGCCAAAGGGCCGCACGTTGGTGCGGTGTCA